AAAGCCGGTGTTATTGGTTTTGGGGGCGTGGCTCTTTCTCTTGTGGTTTGGATCCTTACGACACTGATAGAGGTTGATAAGCGCACGGCGGTCATTGTCGTTAAGGTTGAATCAAATCACAAGATGTTGACCCCCTTATGGGAAGATTACGTTCGGAGACAAAGAAATGGCGATGTCGCGTGGTTCAATGAAGCAGCAGATATCCAAGTCCCCACAAAAGAAAAAATGGACTAAGGCTCGTAAGGCAAAAGTAAATTGCAAACGTCCCAAGGGGTTTAGTGAAAAAGCACACTGCGCTAGTAAGAGGAAACGGAAGAATGCCTAAAGATGCATGCTATCACAAAGTTAAAGCGAGATATCGCGTTTTCCCGTCGGCGTACGCAAGCGGCGCCATTGCAAAATGTAGGAAAGTCGGTGCAGCCAACTACGGAACCGGCGGTAAAAAGAAGAAAAGCAAACGAGCAGACGGAGGAATCGAGCTTACAGAAGGCACAAGACAAAAATCAAAAAGACCTTTTCGAGGGAAGGCTGTAGAGGGGACTGCGGTGGCTCGTGGTTGTGGCGTTGTCATGGGTGACCGGCGCAAACGAACCAAGGGCGCAGTCACACAGTCTTGATCCATGTCTTTCTGCTGTTCGTATTTGTTGAAACGGGTGAAGAACGTAAGTTGGTTAGTAATGACATGTATTTTCGTTCTGTTGATGAGTGCGTGTACTTTGCACAACGGCTGCACAAGCAAGGACAGAAAATCACATCTTACTGTTTGCCGGCAATGGTAAATAAAGATACGAAAGTGTACTGATGGATCCAGTATCTGCAATGGCGACTGCTTCAGCAGCCTTTGGCGCGCTTAAAAAAGGTTTTGCTATAGGCCGAGATATAGAAGCTATGGCCTCAGATCTTTCACGCTGGATGGGTGCTCTATCTGACCTTGACCAGATGGAGAAAGAAGCAAAGAATCCCCCTATTTTTAAAAAGCTGTTTGGTGGTCAAAGCGTTGAGCAGGAGGCCATAACGACTTTTGCCAACAAGCAAAAGGCACAGCAGCAGCGTTATGAGCTACAGCAGTGGATTTCTTTGACAATGGGCAAGTCAAAATGGGATCAACTCGTTGCAATGGAAGGACAAATAAGAAAGAGGCGCAAGGAGACTTTGTATCGTCAACGTGAACGCCGCCGTAAATTTGTGGAAATTGTAGCGTGGATTTTAGTTTCTGGAGTTGGTCTCGCGGCTTTGACTGCTTTCATTTTACTGCTAAAGTCTCACTCAGCTAGTGCTGATCAGATGGTCACTTGTCGTAAGGTAAAGTGTGAAAAGCTGGAAAACAGAGAAATAGTTTGCGTGTTTCGAGGTGCAAACAATACGATTGAGTCTCAGTTTTTTCAGTATCTAGAGTTTGTGCCGAATGAGTATCAGTGCAAGTACGACCCTAACGCGAAGAAAGACATGACCATACAAGAAAGTCTTGAACAAATACGGAAATCGAGAGACTGATATGGCTGTTAGAAAAACAAAATCCGGTTTGGCGTTGAAGCGTTGGTTTAAAGAGGACTGGAAAGATGTACGCACTGGCAAGGCGTGTGGCAGAAAGAAGGGCGAAAAACGCGGCACTCCTTATTGCCGTCCTTCCAAACGCGTTTCTTCTAAAACTCCTAAGACATCGTCAGAAATGACAGCGGCTGAAAAGCGTAGTAGAATCAGTCAAAAGAAACGCATTGGTCAGCCTGCCGGTAAGCCGCGTCGTGTGAAAGCAGTGAGAAGGAAAAAGAAGTAATGGCTTTAAAAGACATACCCCCAGGTAACAAAGGTCTACCTAATTTACCAACTCCCGTCAGAAACAAAATGGGGTTTAAAAAGAATGGCGGGACAGTGAAGGCCAAGCATGGCAAATTTATGTGTGCACCGCGTAAGGAAATGGCCGGTGCTGGGCAGATGCCCACTAGAAAAACGTAAGGAGAAGCAAGATGGCGATGAAGAAAAAGAAAAAAGGCGCGAAGCGCGGCGGCGTTGCTAAGAAGAACATGGGCGGTACCATGAAGAAAAAAGGCATGAAGCGCGGCGGCGTTGCTAAGAAGAACATGGGCGGTGCCATGAAGAAAAAAGGCTACGCTCGTGGCGGTGCTATGAAGAAAAAAGGCATGGCTCGTGGTGGCGTTAAAAAGATGCGTCGTGGCGGAACAAGCAGGAGTAAATAAAACGTGGCATTTCTTCAAAGTAACATCCCGCACTTTAAGTGTTGGGTGCGAAGGGAGTATACCTGCAATCATGACGACCACCACGGGGACTTCCTTCACGCGATGGCAATAGCCGTCACAGCGATGCCAAATCGCTGCTTGAGTTTTCAAACTATCTTCACCGGTTGTGAGGTGGACGACACCGGCGAAGACAACGTCCACGGGGGCGCAATGTGGGCAAGGATGCCCATAACAGCATTAGTAGGAGACACACCACTAGATGAGTGGCCGGAACCCATGCCTGTTCATTATGCACAGCCTTGGGATTGCATGTCGCACACACATGCGGTGTATGTATTAGACAGGGCACAGCCTTGTCCTTGGTTGGCAAAAGTAGACGGTGAGATGTATCCGGCGAAGTATTATTTTACGGTGGACTATACTGAGAGTGAGGTGGCGGATGATCCGGCGCAGCACAAGCAGAGTCATGTCCTCGAGTTACTTGATGCCGGAAAATGGACTGGAAACATAATAGCGTTGCCCAACAACAGAGTAAGAGTGACACATCCGGCATGGTTTGAAACAGGAGAAGGTGCGCCTGATTTTAGACCTTCTCAACATGTCCATTACTCCAAGTCTGATTTAGACTATACTCTGGATGTGAATCAGATTTTTGACAATCTGTACGCGGAGGATGAAAAATGACTACATCAGGTTCAAGGGACTTTGATCTCGACGTAGCTGAGATCATAGAAGAGGCATATGAGCGGTGTGGCCTTGAAGTTCGCACAGGTTACGATGCGCGTACGGCTCGGCGTTCCTTGAACCTGATGTTCGCAGACTGGGCAAACAGGGGTCTGAATCTATGGACAGTCAAACAAGCGACACAGTCTTTAACCTCTGGCACAGCTACTTATACCTTTGACGCAACGCACACAGACCTGCTTGAGGTGGTTCTTCGTAGAAGCGGCACGGACTTTCAGCTAGCTCGTATGTCCAGAAGCGAATACCTGCATCTACCAAACAAAGATCAGACAGGAAGACCAAGTCAGTTTTTCTATAACAGGCAGATTTCACCCGAGGTAACGCTGTGGCCCACGCCGGACAGTTCTAGTGACAGTCTTGTGTATTACTATGTACGACGCATCGAAGATGCGGATGCTTTGGTTAACACCGCAGACGCACCGTTTCGGTTTCTACCGTGTATGGTGGCGGGGCTTGCTTACTACACGGCATTGAAGAAAGCACCGGAACGTGTGCAGCTTTTGAAGGTTGTGTATGAAGAGGAGTTTCAACGCGCAGCCGACGAGGACGAAGACCGCGTAGCTCTAAAGCTACAACCTAGTATGCAATACCTGAGAGTGAACTAATGGCACGGTTCGCATCAGGCAAAGATGCATATGGCATTTCTGACAGGTCTGGTTTTAGGTACAGACTACGTGACATGGTTACGGAGTGGAATGGATCTAAGGTTGGCAACGATGAGTTTGAGTCAAAACATCCTCAACTAGAGCCAATACGAGTGGGGCCGGACCCGCAAGCGCTTCATGACCCACGTCCTGATCAGCGTACAGAAGTGTCGATTGCTAGATTATTAATAGCAAACCCCTTCTTGTCAGGGGCATCGGGATCAGCAGTTATCACTGTCATCGAGCCATCTCATGGACGTTCGTCCTCAGATACGGTAAGATTCCGCAAGACGGAGGGCTTTGATGGATTTACAAGCACGGTTTTGGAGAGCGGTTCGGGTTATTCGATCACTGTTGTGGACACCGACACGTATACCTTCACAGCCACATCCGGAACCGCAACAGCAGGTGGTCAACGCGGGGGTGGTGAAAATGCGACCTCCGGCCCAGTGACACTGGAGAAGTAGATGGCGTACACTTTTGCACAGTTGAAGACAGCGATACAGGAGTACACTGAAAACACAGAAACAGCTTTTGTCTCGAACATCGATGATTTTATTCGATCTACTGAAGATCGCATATTCTATCTAGTAGATCTTGAGTTGTTCCGTAAGAACGCTACGAGTGCCGTATCTCAAAACGATCCGTTCTTGTCGTTGCCTACAGATTTTCTAGCATCATTTTCGTTGTCTATTACAAATAGCAGTTCAAAAGAATTCCTGTTGCAAAAGGATGTGAACTACATACAGGAGTACAATCCAAACTCTGCAACGACTGGCACTCCTAAGTATTACGCTAGATTCGATTTGAACAACGTGATTCTAGCGCCGACTCCAGACAGCAACTATGTCTGTGAGTTTCATTACTTTTATAGACCAACCTCTTTGACTGCCGGCGCAGATAGCGGCACAACATGGTTAAGCACCAATGCTCCGAATGCCTTGCTTTACGGTTCCTTATATGAAGCGTATATTTACATGAAGGGTGAGCCTGACATGTTGCAAATGTATGAGAAGCAGTTTACCGAAGCCTTATCCAGGTTGAAGGATCTTGCAGAGGCGAGAGAGAATAGCGATGCGTATCGCAGGGGATTGCCAGACCGGCCCCGCACATAAGGAGTAGAACATGGCTACATCTAATGCGGCAACAAACTATCTGGAAAGACGTTTGTTGCACTTCATCTTTAAGAACAACTCGCTGAGTTTCTCTTCGCCGGGTGACAGCATCTATATTGGACTGGCTACAGCCGTATCTGCGGCGGAGACTGGATCAGTAACGGAAGCAGACTTTACTAACTATGCAAGGGTGCAGGTTACAGCAGCAAACTGGACGACGATAGGTGCTGATTCTACAGATACTCAGACAGCTACCAATGCGGCGAACATCGATTTTGCAGCAGCAGGAACCACTACAGCGGATGTGATAACTCACGCGTTCATTGCGGATGCCTCTTCTAGCGGAAACATCTTGTTTGTTGGCGCGTTGGATGCCAGCAGGACAATTGATGATGGAGACATTTTTCGGATTAACGCAGGGAATCTAGTGATCGAGTTGAAGTAATGGCACTTGTACTCAAAGATAGGGTCAAAGAATCGACCACTACCACCGGCACTGGCACTTATACATTAGCCGGTGCCGTTACTGGTTTTGAGGCGTTTTCGTCTATCGGTAACAGCAACACAACGTACTACGTTTGTACAGACGGCACTGACTTTGAAGTTGGCATTGGCACCTATACAGCTAGTGGCACAACGCTGGCGCGTACCACCATTCTGGAGTCCAGCAATTCTGACTCTGCGGTAAACTGGGGTGCTGGGTCAAAGACAATCTTTTGTTCTCAACCTGCCGAAAAGGCAGTGTTTCTTAACGCAAGCGACAACCTAGAGATTGGCGGCACTGCACAGATCAACGGCTCTAATGGCGTAACAATCAGCACTGGCGCGGTATCTATTAAGAACAGCGGCGCACAGTCATATGTAGATTTCTACTGCGAGTCGAGCAACGCACACTATGCAAGGTTGTTGGCTCCGGCGCACTCAGCTTTTTCTTTGCCAGAAAAAGC